AGCATCATCATAGTCTTTTTGTGCATTTGATTTTTCGAAAAGTTCATCCTCTTGGTCTTTCATTAGTATTTTTTTTGCTGCTAACGCTTTATTACCACCTAACAATTCTGTTTGTTTTCTTTCACCGGCACCAATCGAACTAGCTATAACATATGCTAAAGCGCCAGCTAATACTCCACCGGCAAGCAAAATACCAGCAGGTGATAACAAAAATGATAAAAACCAATTACCCGCAGTTGATAATAAACTCAATAATGGTTTTAAAATATTCTTCATATTCATCAGGTCAGAAAGTGAATCAAAAATACTTTCAAAGAAACCTTTAGTCTGTTCTTTTTCTTGCACTAATGAAGCAGTACCACCAACCATACCCAAAGCTTTCAATAACTCTTTGTGACGTTTATCGTCCTCAAGTTTTCTTTCTTCCGCAAAGTTATTTTCTTTTTGTCTACGTTTCTTATCTTCTTCAGAAGTTTTTTTCAATAATCCGACAATACTAATCAGCACACTTTTCATACCAGAACTTTCTTGTTCTGATGGTGGTAAAGCAGATATCTTTTTATTCTTAGGATTTACATATTTTACACGACCCGCAAAGTTTTCAATATCTTGGCGACTACGACCAGTAATTTTACCCAACAGTGCAGGACCAAGACGAGAACCACCAGTAAGAACTTTAGCAATGTTTAGTGGATCAAATTTTTCTTTGATGCCTTTCATTTTTGCCTGAGTTTTTAATGAAATTGCTTTTTTAATACCAGAAAAAACTCCTGAACCTTGAATAATTTCATCAGACAACAAGGATGATAGTGACTGTTTTCTTATTGATCGTGCTTTTTGGTAGGATAAATTGTTGTCCATTACTTTGCCCTTTGTGCTCTTATCATAGCATTAGTGTCATCTTCTTTTTTGACATTCTTTTTTGTTGTATCTGATGAATTATCAATTGCTATATTGTTTGCTGTGTTTTTTTGTTGTTGTGCATTTAATGCTTTTTTGGCATCAGCAGATAATTTTGAACCCGAATCTATTGTTTGGCCAGAATTGTTGCCGCTTGGTATGCCCTGTGGTGTATTCGAACCAGATTTTAAATTTCTTTCTCGGTCAATATCAAGAGCTTTGCCAATTTCTTCTGGAGAATTATGTGCCTTGTTGCCACCAATTCCAGAATAAAGTGATTCGCCCCTTTTCAAATTTGTTTTTGGTAATTTTTTACCAATAGATCCTTGTTTTATATCATATGGCACTCCAATAGATGAGAACTCTTTGGCTAGTTCTAATATAGCAGCATCTCGCGTTACATTATTTCGGCCATGCAAATAATCATCCACAAGTTTTCTTTTTCTTTTTATTATACCCTCTGAGAACAAATAGTCTTGAGTCTCTGGTGTCAAGTAAGTGGTTTTTGGATCTATTTTTAATTTTTTTACCAATTCCAACATAGTTGGTGGAATTATTTGATAACGGCCAATAGTGAACACTGTGGTTGGTCCACCAGGTTTTAGATTTGGATTACCTTCTGGAAATTGTTTAGTTTTAGCAGCGTGATTCAAATAATCTGATATTGTCCATTTCGAAAAATTAATAGGTTCATTAGCAGGAATCATTTTATTATTGATGGTTCCCCTATTATACGCATTATATTCATTACCATCAAAAGATTTACCAGCAGAAGATTTACTTTCAAATAAAGCAATTCTTTCTGCGGTGCTACGACTGGATGCCAATGCTGCGTTGCCAGCAGTAACCAATGCAGCACCCACAGCAACTTTGGCTGCGGTTGCTGCTGCTGATCCAGCACCTGGTGCCACTGGTGGAATTACCGGTGCACCAGGAACTGCCGGCGGTGCTGGCGGCGCTGGTGGTTTTGGTGCTGGCGGCGCCGGTGGTTTTGCTGGAGTACCAGCTGGCGGTTTTGCTGGCGGTTTCGCTGGAGTACCACCAGGTGGTTTCGCTGGAGTGCCACCAGGTGGTTTCGCTGGAGTGCCACCAGGTGGTTTCGCTGGAGTGCCACCAGGTGGTTTCGCTGGAGTGCCACCAGTACCGCCAGGTTTTGCTGGAGTACCACCAGTACCACCAGGTTTTGCTGGAGTACCACCAGGTTTTGCTTGTGCTGGTGCTTGTTGTGCAGGTGTTTTTTGACCTGGTTTTGAACCTTTTGTTTTCTTACCAGTCAATGCTTGTATTATTTCTTGATTGCGATTATCTTTTTCTTTCTGTTCTTCTTTGAAGTAATTCTGTTTTTCTTGTATTTCAAGTTTTTTTGCAACTTCAGACTTGACCATCATTTTGTATATCGTACCCAAAATTTCTGGATTACTTGAGTCACTCAAGTCAGTCATTGATGAATCGCCACCAAATAGTTTAGATACAAGTGAACGTGTTTTTTCAACACCACGAGATAATAGACTACTCGTGGTGCCTTTAGTTTGTTCAGATAATTCTGGTTTTGCCATTAGGTTCTCATTCGTTCTTTGATTTTCTGATTTTCTTCCTCAATATACTGAACTAACATAGCAACATATACATCCCTTTCCCACGGCATCATATTGTCCAATTCAGTCAGACTATACTTGTGGTGTTGCATCATCGAGAAATTCGTCTTATAATGATTTCTCAGATTGTCGTGGCGAAAGGTTATACGAAAAAACTTTCCAATCCCTCCACGTTAATCGTGTGATGGAATCCACATTTCTTGCAATCCATTTCGACTGTTTCTTTTAACTTTGGTAAGTTATTAAAGAATGCTTCAACTTTACTGAATTGTTCTTGGTTCATAGTCTCAACAAAATCGACCATTTCTTCTACTGGTGTTTCTTTACCGTAGTAGAATTGTTCGCCATCGTAAATGTATTCGATACTCTGTGCAATCATATTAAATGTAATATCTGTAATATCATCATACTTGATGGAATCTTTTACGATACCAAATTCTGGGTACTTCATTTTGACCATTAATTTATCAGTCAATTGAATCTCTGGTGAGATTGATTCATCCATCTTTACTTTAATCTCTAACAGATTAATTTGTTTTTCCATGATATTACCACACTCAACATCATCAACCTCATTATTACAACGATAACGCGAATCGATTGTTTCTCCTACCGACTTTGCACGAAGGTTGATGAAGTAATATTCAATATCAATAATAGGTAATGTATCAATGTCCACATTTTCTGTTAGTGTACAGTTGTATAGAATATCATGAATAGACTGGTGAATGGAACCGGAATCACTTGACTCCATTGCCATTAACAGATTTCTCTGTTCTTTCACCAAGAATGGTCTAAATTTAATTTTCTTTTTCGATACTGGTAGTTCTAGTTCATATGTTGGCACATCAATTTTTGGTAAAGCCATAATAACTCCTGAATTACATTAATTAATCAAAATAACGGGAACGAAAAGTCTCTTTCCCAACGAGTATAAGCAAATGTTACAGATAATTTATGATAACTGTCGGTACTCCAATCCAAATCCAATTGGTTCATTGACACTGGATATGCATCAATTAGTTTAACAGAGTATGCTGGACGGTTTGTTACATCATATTGTGTGATTATTATGTCAGCCACATAATCACTCTTATAACCAAAGTTGTTAGTATTTGTTGGATTGATACGTTCGAACCATCTATCAAAAAATACCTTTTGAGCCATATCGTCTGTAACCATAAACGTCAGATCAACATCACTGTATGTCATCAAGTAAGGAAACTTTTCAATTGGACCATATGTTCTTTGTTCTGTGGTCGCCAATGTTTTACCTGGCAATTGAGCAGATTCGCAACGATACAACAAACTATATGATCCACCAAATTTTGGATAAATCTGTACATCAAATCGACTCGGTCTTGATAAGTCGGTTTGGAAACTAGATTTAAAACTTTGTATGCTTCCTGGCATTTAGGAATTCCTTATTTCTTCTACTGATTCTTGCCATACCTGATTAGGAGTGGCACCTTTGAATTGTTGAACTGGTATATGAATGGCAATATCCCATTCTTCAGGTAAAACGGCAAGAATTCTGGATTTCACATGGGGATACAAATAACGTTTGATGCAAGGTCTGAACTCTTTAAATCGTTTTGACGCCTCTAGGATGTCATAGGTGATGCGGATACGCTTAATTTCATCATCATCATCATTTAAGATTGCAAGTGCCATCAACTTTCGCATGAATGCCACTCTATATTTAAGTGGCAGATAATGTAGGTTGAGTCCTAGGAAACCATCATCATATCTCTGTAATGGCATAACCAGAGGAAACCTGTCATAATATGGCAAGTCATGTTTACCTTTTGGATCATATACAAAGAAGTACAATGCACCAATTAAGAACTTTTGTCGATTAAAAGGACTAGTATATCGACTTTTTTCTTTGGTTAATGGTATTGCAAGTCTACTTGGATTTCTCAATTCTGCAATCTTTTTGGTTAACCAAAGAATCGATTCTCGACCCATGGTTTTCAAGTTGGCAGCAGATTTCTCGCCAGATAGTGATGTTAAGATTGATGGTTTTATAGTCATGGTGTATTTAGTTATAGACCTAAGTGATAAATATGGGACACAAACAACAATTTCTACAAGATATTATGTATTCATTCACCATAACAACAAAAGAATTTGAAAGGATGAACAATTGTTTGTCTCTATTTTTAGACATAGACTGTCATAATATTGAATATAAAAACACTACTTTTTATACAAAATCGTCAGGTGCGACAAAGGGCACAACAGGATACAAATACACCGAACAACAAAGAAAAAATATAAGCGATAGCCTAAAAGGAAAATCGAGTTCATGGTTAGGGAAAAAACATTCAGAAGAAACAAAAAATAAAATATCTGAACAAAAAAAAGGCAAAAAACTTTCTGAAGAAACTAAACAAAAAATGAAACTGGATGGTAGACAAGGACGTAAACACTCAGAAGAAACAAAAGAAAAAATGAAACAATTGGCATTAATACGAGAAGAATCTAAAAGGAATCTAAAAAATCAAACTTTAGGTAATTGATCTTCAGTAAAAATAACAAATTCCCATCCTCGATCCAAGCAATATTCTCTTGCGTGCTTCCATTTTGATTGATTTACTCCCCATGTCGTTACTTCTGTGATATATTGTTTTGTGATTCGTTTCTTCACTTCTGGTTGAACCGTCTGTTTTTTTGGTTTAACTTCTATCATCCAAGTTTTTAATAAACCATTTTTGTCTTTTACTTTTATGACAAAATCGGGAAAATAACGATGTCTATGTCCATCAACAGGAGATATATATGGTACAATAATTTCTTCACTGGACCACTCAACAACCCAACTTTCTGTATCAAATTTATGCATAAATCTAGCTTCCCAACTGGAACGGTAGATGATATTTGTATGGTCACCCATGTATTTTTGGGGGTTGGATGGTGTAAATACACCTTTATATGCTTTTGAATATGCCATAAATACTATGTATAACTTTTAAAAAAATGAAGGAAAAAATGGCAGAAATTACGATTGGTCAAACTTCTGGAGTATCTGGGCCAACTGCGCCACTATTTATTAGTCCATATGATACGAAATACCTACAGTATCCAAGAGATTTGGCTACAACACCAAAACTACACTCTGTTAATTTTAGAGCATACGCCATTGAAGCAAAAGCACTATCCGACGCGGTTCAATCATTACGCGAACCATTAACACAACTATCCAACATAACTACTGGTGATGCTGTTAATGCCGCTGCTGGTGTTGCTCAAGCAACTGTAAACGGAACAATTGCTGTAGTTAATGGTGGTTCTTCATTGCCGGATATAACAGTCAATTCAGTAATAAATGGATTACAGAGTGGTGTTGATAGTGCCGCAGAATCAGGAATTAAAATTAATAGTGCTATTAATAGTTTAAACAAAATTAGTCGCTCAACAATTGCCAAAGACAGTATAACATTATATATGCCAGAGAATGTACAATTCTCATATGCGGCACAATATGGCAATTTAAGTATTGCTGAAGCATTAGAGTCTGTTCCATTGGTTAAAGGCGTCGCAAAAGCAATCACATCAACAATCGGCAAAGAAGGAAATGCAGCAGCCAGATTGCTATTAAATGCAGCAGGTTATGTTTTTAACCCACAACAACAAGTATTATTTGAGGGTATTGACTTCAGAGAATATAGCATGACCTTCACTTTTACTCCATTTAACAAACAAGAATCTGATGAAGTTGCACAGATCATCAAATCATTCAGAAAAAATGCTGCACCAACAATAGTAAAAGCTACTGGCGGTTTCTTTTTTAATCCACCAGCGGTTTTTGATATAACATATCTGTTCAATAGTGCTCTTAATAATAATATAAGTCAAGTAAAACGTAGTGTGTTGAAGAATGTTGATGTTAATTATGCACCAAATGGTTGGGCAACACACGAAGATGGTTCACCAGTACAAATAGTTATGTCATTAAACTTCCAAGAAATAGAATTGGTTGATAGTGCAGACATTGAGAACGGTTACTAATATGAATTACTTTAAATCTTTACCTAAAATTTTAATTATAGATGGCAATACATCAATAGTTGCCACAAATTTAATGGCTCGTGCCAGTATTATTGCTGATCTGTTAAAGAATCCGTTGTTGCTTTATTCATATGATATACAAGATACGGATACACCAGAAATTATTGCACACAAATATTATGGTGATGTTGAACGATATTGGTTGGTCATGTTTGCAAACCAATTATTAGATCCACAATGGGATTGGCCAATGAATGGTCGAGTATTTTCTGACTTTTTGGATAAAAAATATACACCAGAAACTTTGGTTGATGCACATCACTATGAAAAGATTATTACACAAACAGATTCTGGTACCAATACAGTAACTACCGAAACAATTATAATAGATTCTAACACATATTCAAGTTTAACACCTTCCATCACATCATATACTTTACCAACGGGTATTGTAACCGTTGATGTATCCAAACGCATTGTTGACAACTATACATATGAAGTCGAAACAAACGAATCAAAACGTAATATTAAATTATTAAACAAGGTATATGCATCACAGATGGAAGATCAGTTAAACACATTGATGAGAAAATAATATGAGTGACAATGCAAACTCACCAAGTGAAAAATATTTTAATGCACAAGACGCAAGTGTAGATAAATTAAAAATAACCACAGCAAGTGGACAAGTAATTGATGTAAAATATCTTTTAATTGAATTGTCATATTATGAAGATATTTACAATTTTGTGACTTCAGGATATATGTTATTGAGAGATGCTGTTGGTCTAATCGAAAAATACCAATTAACCGGCAGAGAAACTGTTGAATTGAGTTTTGGTAAAGTTTCTGATATCAATAGAAAATCACAAACATTCCGACTTTATTCAATACCAACGAAGAATCCAGTTGGTAATCTGACTAGTGAATTTATAAAATTGCATTTTTGTTCTGAAGAATTACTGTTGTCTGAACAAACCAAAGTCACTCAAGCATTTCGTGGCACCAAAATATCAGACATTATTCGAAGTGTATTGGTAAATAATTTAAAAGTGGACGCAAAAATTAAACCACTCATTATTCAAGACACAACAGGTGTGTATGATTTTAATATACCAACAATAAATCCACTAGAAACAATCAGTTGGTTGTCCACATATGCAAGACCAGCGGCAAATGGACTCATTGGTGCAGATATGTTGTTTTTTGAAACAAAGAATGGTTTCAATTTCAAGTCATTAGGTACGTTGTATTCTGAACCCATCTATAAGACATATAAATATCAGTTGCAAAATATTGTTGATATTGATGACCCAGCATCTCAGAGTGTTGTATCAATATTAGACTATGAATTTATAAGAACATTTGATAATTTGAATGATATATCATCAGGTACTTTTTCAAATAGACTAATTTCTATTGATCCACTGACAAGAACAAGAACAGTTACAGATTTTGATTACTCGAAATACAAAGGTGCATCATTAAATGAGGGTAGTGTTTTAAATACCAATCAAAATAGATTGGGCAAGACACAGAGCCAATCATATGAAGGCACACTAAAATTAGCAGTTGGTAATTCAAATCAAACCACAAATAAAAACATAGAATCCGGTACAATAAAACCTGGTTCAGTAGGCAAAGACATTTTTATCGAAACATTTGTACCAAACAGAACATCACAAATATCTCTAGCAAACCACACACTAGTCAAGATTAAGATACCAGGTGATGCCGGTATTACTGCTGGGCGAACAGTCGATTTTAATTTACAATCAATTGCCAATAGTGGAACAGGACAATTAGATCAACTATATTCAGGTAAATATTTGGTAACTGCTGTGCGACACATATTGCAATCACAAGGTGTTTTTCAAACCGTGTTAGAATTAGCAAAAGATAGTACACCAGTACAAGTAGGTTCATTCAAATATAATGATGGAGTACCACAACAAGGAACATTTGCATGATGAATAATTTTTTAGGTAAAGATAACTTTATCTGGTGGGTAGGTTCAATTGAAGATAGAATGGATCCATTAGGTCTTGGTCGATGTAAAGTTCGTATATTTGGATGGTATGATGATGGTAATCCAGATTCAATATCAAAAATAAAAACAGTTGATCTGCCATGGGCGTTGCCTTTACTTCCATTGAACAATTCGAGATCATTTTCTGCACCAGAAATTGGTGATTGGGTTATGGGTTTCTTTTTTGACGGTGAAGCAGGTCAATTTCCAGTGATGATGGGTGTTTTACCTGGTTTTACTGCACCAAAGACACAATAAGGATTCAAAATGACAAATGAAACATCGGTCAATTTAGGTAGTTTTGGTTCATTAAATTTCACAGTTAAAGAGAATTTACCACCAAATTCACCGTTTGGTACTTTGTTGAACAAAGTTGGTGTTCAAACAACACCTCCATTAGCACGAGGTTATGTAACAAACTCTGCTATCGATTTACTCAATGGCAATCTGGCACATGTATGTGACTTTAAATTTATTGTAAATTTTGACATAATGGGTTCATTAGGATTAATTAACCCTATCGATGCATTACAAAAAGCCATTCGTAATGCAAAATTAGCCGCTGCATCTAGATTGCGTTTGTTATTACAAGATGTAATTGCAGCATTTCGTGCAGCTGCTGATGCCATTACACAAGCAATGTCTTTGGACCCAAGTGGAACTCTTTCCTTCTATTGGTCACAAGGCAAAGATATCATATCAAAAATTAATGACGTTATAGAATTTATTGCAGAGAAGGTCGAATTGGTATTAACAGAAGTATTTTTTGCAAAAATGATCTTGGAACTGATTGAGTGGATTAAAAGTCTACCTGAAAAAGTTAAGAATTTGTTACTATCTTGTTTAAATAATTTTACCAGTTCAATAAAACAATTAGCCTCCTCATTAAAATCTATACCAGATCAAATTGTTAACCTAACAACATCACAGATTCAGGCGATTGCAAATGAATTTACTGCAATATCTCAAACTACTGTTGACGATTTAACGAGTAGTCAAGGCACAAATACACCACAAGTGATTAGTGAAATATTTAATTCACCTGGCAGTACGGCAACAAACACACCAAGTATTGTTACTGCTGTGCAAGATTTTATAACTACAAATGTGCCTTCAACTGAAAAGATTGAAGGTCAAAAATTTCCGACAGTCAGTGGAAGCAATTCACCTTAATAGGATTACATAATGTCATTACCAAAACCAGACTTTGTGACAGCATGGACAGAACCAGTATCTGCTGCAAATACAGATTATCAACCTGTATATCCATATAATAATGTCACACAAACTAAAGGTGGTCACTCATTTGAAATGGATGACACACCAACACGAGAACGCATTCGACTGCAACATGGTAAAGGAACGTTTCTTGAGATGCATCCTACAGGTGATGAAGTACACAAGATCATCGGCGACGGTTATCACATCACATTGGGTGACCACAATATTGCAATTGGTGTTGATGATGGCAATTTGGCAAAAAAATTAAACATTACTGTTTATGGTGACGCATATTTTTGGGTGCAAGGTAATAAAATTGAACAAGTTGATGGTAATGTAGAACAACACGTTAAAGGCAATTACACACAAACTGTTGAAGGCATGATTACAACCACATCATTTGGCAATATGAAAATTAATGCCGGCGGTGCATTATTGGGAAAATTAACAATTAATACAGCAAATGAAGTCAGACTCAATTCTGACCTAAATGTGAGTGGTGCATTACATGCAAAAGGAATTGTATCAGACAATCGAGTTGATGCTGGTTTAGGTATGAGTGCAGGTATAGCAGGATTTGTAACACAAACTGGTGGAGTTTCAGTTGGTATTCCTGTTGCAGTACCTGGTCAAATTGTTGCTGCAGGTTCAATCACTTCATTTACTAGTGTTAATGCTCCTTTAGGTAACTTTGGTATATCATCATCTATATTGGCATTTGACATTGTAAATCAATTGTTGCGTAGAGTGCATATTCATGTGGCACCAGAAGGACCTACATCTCCACCAGTAACTAATGAAGTATCAGCTTAAGGAATATTATGAGTTCGAGTATATACGCGAGATTAAATTACAGTTTTCCAGATCCATCAGCAAATACAGTAATACAAGCTTTGTCTCCTGAAGTATTGGTGCAGATGAATGCTACACCACAGTTCATGAACGCATGGCAACAAGAAGATGTTGCTACAGGCAATACATCTGGTTATTATGTTAATCCTATGACCACTGTGATTGCAAATATAAAATTGGCAGCAAATAATTTGTTGAGTAGTGGTCAAGCCACAGGCACGACAAATGCAATTACAACACTAATATCATCAGCATACACCGATGCACAAGACATTTTTGAAAATACTGCTGATGGATTTTTATATCATACAAATAGACTATCAAATGTAATTCCTGCGGATCAAAATATTACAGAGCCACATTTTGAAACAGCAATGGGTATTGGTAAAATGATGATGTATTTTACAAATCAATCCGATAATATACAAAATAACTCACCAATATTAGGCAGTTTTACCAGTCTGTTCATCGAAGATACTTTATCTGCCTATGCAAATACATCAAACACCCAATCAAATTTGTATGCCAATACTGTGACATTCATACCGATGGCTGGAACATATACATCCAACATCAGTCTGGCCAATGCACAGTCTTTGGCAAATGCGTATTACAACCTGAATATCACGATGAAAAACTTCAGAAATCAAGATAATGTGTTTTTTCAAAATTCATCTTTGGTTTTGAATGATTTCAACAAAGTTAACCAGTTCTCTACAATGGGTCAAACTGAATCAGATTTGATTCAAAATTACATTGGATCACCTAAATTGTTATCCAGATTAAATGCAAACACATAAAATTCGAAAATTTACGCTCCGGCCCAAGAATTTTCTCCACGACTTTCAAAAGTCCAAAAAAGCGTTTTACTCCTACGATAAATAAACAATGGCAAATGTAACCAAAATATACTCAGACATAGACTTCACCTTCATAAAAAAACCTGTGACGGCGGATGTTGCACTCAGTTATGATGCACAAGCTGTTATTCGGTCAATACGAAATCTAATATTGTCAAAACACTATGAGAGACTCTGGAATCCAGATTTAGGTTCAAATGTTGATGCTTTATTATTCGAGTTAATAACACCTATGACAGCAAAGAACTTAGAAAGTGAAATTAAAGCAATCATCAATAACTATGAACCTAGAGCAACATTAAAAGAAATAACAGTGTCTCCGATGCCAGACAAGAATGCATACAACATATTTTTAAGTTTCTTTTTAGAAAATGCAACATTACCAACAACAGTAACACTTCTTTTAGAGAGAAATAGATAAAATGGCTGGTGCTAATTCACAATTACAAATAACTGATCTTGATTTTAATACAATCAAGAAAAATCTAACTGACTTTTTAAAATCTCAAGACACTTTAAAGGATTATAACTACGAAGGTTCTGCTTTGTCTGTATTGTTGGATGTTATGGCATACAATACACAATACAACGCCTTCTATTTGAACATGGTTGCTAATGAAATGTTCTTGGATAGTGCAATTCAAAGAAATTCGGTAGTATCTCAAGCAAAACTACTGAATTATACACCTAAATCCGCACTTGCACCAGAAGCCAAACTCAATTTAATAGTCAATCAAGTTGTTGATTCTTCATTAACGTTACCCAAATTCACCACATTCATGTCGGAAGCAATTGATGGTGTGAACTATAATTTTGTAACAACAGATGAGACAACGGTAAATGTTATCAATAATGTTGCAACGTTTAGTGATATCACAATTAAACAAGGAACACCAACATCTATAGCATACACTGTGGATTCTATTTCGAATCCAAAATTTACATTTAAAATACCAAACACTAATGTCGATACAACTTCTTTGCAAGTTATTGTACAGACATCCACTCCCACTACACACGAAGATGTATATGCACCTGCAACAGATTACCTGACTTTAGATAAAAATTCGTTAGTATATTTCTTACAAGAAGGATTAAACGGATTCTTTGAAATCTTTTTTGGTGATGACACTTTAGGTAAAAAATTAACTGATGGTGATGTAGTAAAGATTTCTTATATCTTAACCGAAGGTGTAGCTGCAGCTGGCGCAAACAATTTTGTATTGATGAACTCTTTAAGTGGTTATTCGAATACTGCAATTTCACCTTTATCGGCTGCAACAGATGGATCAGCAAGAGAATCAATTTCTTCTATCAAATTCCAAGCACCTAAATCATATTCAGCACAGAACCGTGCGGTATCTAAAGAAGATTATATTACTGCGATTCAACAAAATAAATTAGGGTATGCATTTGATGCAGTCAGTGTATGGGGTGGCCAAGAGAATGATCCTCCTGTATATGGTCAAGTATTTGTTTCATTAAAACCTGCCGGTGCATTTGCGTTAACTGCAACGCAAAAAACTAGACTATTGCAAGAAGTTATTCGTCCTATTTCGGTGCTGACTGTTGAACCAACTATTGTTGATCCTGATTACACATATGTACAAATTAATGCAAATGTGTTATATGATCCTAAAAAAACATCATTAACATCAGGACAAATACGAGAACAAGTTAAGGCAGCAATCAATAGTTACGCTTCTACATCATTAAATACATTCAATTCGACATTTCAATCAACAAGTTTTAGTGAAGCAATCAGTGCAGTAAGTCCTGCAATCATCACAAATGAACTATCGATTCAATTGCAGAAAAAGTTCTTCCCTAATCTATCAACACCAACAACATACAAGTTCTACTATGGTGCAGAGTTAAAAAAGGGTATGTTTCAAAGTGGCATCAACAGTTCACCTTCTGTTTCATTCAGAGATCCTACAAACTTAACCAATACAATTGCAGGCATTTTTATTGAAGAAGTTCCATCATCGAGTGGTGGTGTTGAATCTATTTCAATATTAAATCCGGGTTTTGGTTACCAGTCATCACCAACCGTAACCATCTTGGGTGACGGTACAGGTGCGACAGCACAAGCAACTATAAATGCTAACGGAACAATAAAAGAAATCACCATATTGACTCCTGGTACAGGATACACCAGTGCAATTGCAACAATCACACCTGCAACGAATGATACAACTGGACAATTAGGTGCAGTTATTGTCAACCTAGAAGGTCGTTATGGTACATTAAGAACTTTCTATAACAATACACAGAATGTCAAAACCATATTTAATCCAAACATTGGAACAGTTGATTATAAAACAGGTTTGGTGACACTGAATTCGTTTGGACCACTTGATGTTGACAATCCATTAGGACAATTAACCTTGTCTGTTAATCCAATAACAACTATTGTTTCATCATCTTTCAGTAGAATTATTACTGTTGATCCTTTTGACGCAAATGCTGTTGTTGTTAATGTTAGAGCAAAAACCGCATGATAGTCAACGACCAATTAACTTCGTTATTAGTTCCTACTCAACTACCTGAGTTTATCAGGGACAATCCAGACTATGGTAATTTTGTCTTATTTCTAAAGGCATATTACGAATGGATGGAGAAGAATGGTCAGGTAACTGATAGATCAAAAAATCTTGTAAACTATAAAGACATTGATAGAACGACTGATGAATTCATTAGTTATTTTACCAATGACTTTTTACCGAACTTTCCAAAAGACATTTTAATTGACGAAAGAGAAGCTGTCAAGTTTGCTAGACAATTATATAAGTCAAAAGGTACACCATCATCTTATAAGTTCCTATTCAGAATCTTATTTAATTCAGACTTTGATGTATTTTACACTAAAGATGCGGTCTTAAAGGCGTCTGCTGGTACATGGTATATTCCAAGAAGTTTGAAGTTGGCATCTAGTGATGATAATTTTTTAAACATCACAAATCTTCGTTTGTTTGGTGAAGAAACCAAATCAATTGCAACCGTTGAAACCTCAGTAAAATCAGGTACTAAAACTGAAGTATTCATTTCAGACATTGAACGTCTGTTTCAATCTGGAGAATTTGTTCGTGTCGTTGATAATAATAATCAAACAGTGTTGTTTGGTGGTCAACCACTACGAGCAAAGATTGTAGGTCAGATCAGTCAGATTAAAATTGATACAAACAATAGAGGATTATTATATGAAGTAGGTGATCCTGTTATTGTTTACAATGGTTTAAACTCAAACACAAGTCCAAGTGCAATTGCAGAAGTTGGTTCGACAACAACAGGTTCAATTCAACGTATTAATGTGGTTGATGGTGCATTTGGTTACACACTGAGTTCAACAATCAACATCACTAATGCACCAGGCGCATCAGCTTCTGTTGGAACGTTAAATCCTAATCCAAATTCGACAGCAAATATTGCAATACCTACCGACACCATCACACTAAAAAGATTCATTGAAATTGGTAATGGTAACTACAATTTCTCCAATACCGTTGTTGCAAATGCAAATACTACGCTTGCAGAAGCATTAACATTTGAAATATTCGATACTCATCCAATATCGTCAGTGATCGTCAATAATGGTGGCGGTGGTATTAGACAGATTCCACAAGTAATAGCACAATCAAACTTCACTAATGATGCACTTGGTACATCACTGATATCTTCATTGGGTATATTGTCACCTATACAAATTGCCAGTGGTGGCCATGGTTATCAGGCAAATGACACCATCATTTTTACTGGCGGTAATGGTGTTGGTGCAAAAGCAAATGTCATAACAGTTGATGGTAATGGTGCAATCACTAATGTTGCATATGTATATGGACCAACAGTTCAGTATCCATTAGGTGGTTTGGGATACAAATCAATTAATTTACCAACACTAACCATAAATTCATCAAATGTACAGGCTGCAAATGCACAATTATATGTACCTGGCATATTAGGTGAAGGTGCAAGTTTCTCTGTTATTGTGGACCGTGCAGGTTCAATCACGACAATTAAGGTGACAAGTGGTGGTGAGGATTATATTTCTGCACCAAATGTTTCATTGAAAATTCAAGACATTGTTGTTTCGAATGTATCAATATCAAATCTACCACGAAAAGGTGATCCGATATATCAAGGTGCAAACATTAATGTACAGACGTATATTGCAACAGTAAATTCAGTTTCGTTGTTGCAAGCAAACGAAGATCCTGCATTATCATTGTATAACTTGCGTGTATTTAATTACACTTCTGTTCCAAACACCACATTGCAATTAAACATCGACAGACCACTTGATAATATTCACCTAACAATGGCGAATGTTGCGTTCTCGAATGTATATAATTCAAATGGTATAAGAACATATGGTGATGGTACCGCAAAGGCAAAGGCAAGTTTCTTAAATGGTTTGGTGATTGGCCAAGGACAATACTTAACATCACAAGGTCACCCAAGTTCATTTGATGTTCTACAAAATGATGTGTTTAATAATTTTACATACCAAATTACAGTAGAAAAAGAAATTGCAAAGTATAGAGAAACATTGTTGAACCTATTGCATCCTACGGGCATGAAAGTGTTGGGTAGATTTGCAATGAAAGCAAATAATAATTTTGTATTTAATGGTGTCGAAGGTCTATCTCAAGGTCATCCACTATCATTCTATACAGGTTATCCTGGTTCTTCAATTTCTATGTACTCTGATTTTGTAAATAAGAGTAACAACATATTACACTTTGAAGAACTTGCTGGTGCTAATATTGCAGAATTTATTTTTGCAAATAGTACAATTGAAGTTGCACCAGTTAATGGTCCTAAGATTCGTTCAACAATTATCTCATTAGACTATGTAGCAAACACAGTTGTATTGACAGATAATAGTTGGTTAACTTTTGCAAATGTTGCATATGTACAAGCGAACTCTGGTTCGAACGTCATAAATATAGTATCAATGACAGATAGTTATGATATCGTCAATAACAAACAATACAGTAACACATCATATCCTTTAATGGACATTGCGTTTGTTGGTGACAAAGTATTGATTGCAAACAATACAAGCAAAACTATTAAGAGTATAGATTACATTAATGGTGTTATCACATTAACATCCAATCTATCCGCAAATGCCAACTCGTTAATGGCAGTCAATAGAACAGTATCAGCACAAACATCAGTTACAATTTATGGACCAGTTGGTTTACAATATGTTCCAGAACTAATTACAGAAAACGGTTTCACGTTAATAACAGAAGATGGTCAAATCATCCTATTGGGGTAAAGAATGAGTACAGTAAAAATTTCCGAGTTAGCATCATTAAACAACATAGGGTCTAATACATCAAATACATTAATTGTTGGTGTTGATTTGGCCACAGGTGTTACAGGTAAATTTACTGTAACCAAGTTATCAGAAACGATTTATGCAAACAACACATTAAATGTGGGAAATAATGCAATTCTTTTCCCTGGTGTTATTGGACAATTTGCAAGTAATAATGAAAGTTATTTACAATTAAACATCCAAAATAAAAATGCCAATGGGTCAAGTGATATTGTTGCAACCGCAGATATTGGCACAGACGTTACACACTATATCGATTTTGGTATAAACGGGTCAGACTATAATTTTGGTGACACACAACCTTACAGACCGATGGATGGTTATCTAATCGTACAAGGTGGTGCAACAGGAACTGATCCTGGTGGTAATTTGATGATTGGTACACTGACAGAGACTAAAGACATTGATTTTGTTCAGGGTGGTTTGGAGGACGGTAATGTAGTCGCATCATTCATCTACGGTTCAGGCCTTAAACTAAGACAGAAACCATTAATCTTTGCTGATGGATCAACACAGAACACATCAACTGAAGCTGCAAGCATATATGCAAATTCAGCATTCGATCAAGCAAACTTAGCGTTATTGATTGCATCAACACCACAAGCAAATGCAAACTCAGCTGCATTGTATGCTAATGGTGCTTTCATTCAGGCAAACTCAGCATTCACTAAAGCAAACAACGCATTAGCAAACACAACAGGTACATTTGGTGGCGATTTAACCATTACAGGAAATGTTGTTGCAAAAGGACTATCAACATCAAATGGTTTAGTTTCTATCTATAATGCAATATTTCCCGCAGGGAATGCAGCATTAGAAATTGTTGGGTCAAATGGTGGCGCACAACAAACACCAGCAAACGATGGTTACATGTTGCACATCACAGGTAAAGATGCTGTACCAACAAGAGTCATCACTGATTCATTTGGCACAAACAACTATTCAGTATATTCTGGTCGTATGGCTAGAGGTACTGCTGCATCACCATTAGCGACAGCAAACAATGATGTTATTGCGCGATATTCTTCTAGTTCATATGATGGTGTATCATTTTCAACTCTTGGTGTTGGTAGAGTAGACTTTGTTGCTACTGAAAATCATGCACCAACAACTAAAGGTACAGAGATGCAGATTTGGACCATCAATAATGGTTCAAACACATTGGTGAAAACTGCAACATTTAATGGTACAGTTGCAACATTTCCAAATGATATTCGCGCAAACAATGTTGTGTTAACTGGATCGTTAACTGCAAATTCATTGGCAGGACAAGTTTTCTTTGCCAATATTTCAATTGGTTCTTCTACTGCAAACACAGTTCAGTTTTATCCACTTGTTAATGCACCGACACAAATGTCTGGACAAATTTGGTATTCTGCAAATGCAATATCATTAATTACAGATACTGATATTGCTGGTGATAGACCTCAAGTTGGTAAAGTGTTGTATGAAAGAGTGTTTAATTCTACAGGATCAACGATTGTTGCAAACAGATGGGTGAGATTGAACGGTAACACAACACCAAATTCTGTTCCATATATTGCACTTGCTGATGCAACATCAGCTGCAAACTCGGTGGTGGGAGGTTTTGTTAAAAATGCAATTGCAAATGGTGCATATGGGTTTATATACACAAAAGGGATTGCAGATTTATTGGATATGTCTGCGTTTAACAATGCCGATTTGTTATTCTTATCCGCAACACCAGGTCTTGCATCGAACGTTGCGCCAGTGGGTACATCACTTGCAACAATTCAAATTGCCAAAGTGTTATCCAACAGTTCGACAGTTGGAAAATTGCAAATTGAAATTATACCAAGACCAGAATATGGCAAAGCAAACGGCGCAGTCACCTTTGCAAACAATAATATTTCTGTTACAAGTAATACAGTAATCATTAATGAAAATGCAGGAACATTATCTGTTACAAATGGTGTCATTAAAACACAACGCAGTTATGTTGGTGCTCAGACAGCAGTTACGATTAATTTTACAACAGATACTTTAGTAAGAGCAAATACTTCTGCTGGATTAACAGTAACTCCTGCAAACTTTTTAAGTGGTAAAGAAGTTTTATTAATCATCACAAATACTGCTGGTACAAACCAAACGATTGTGCATGGTGTATCTGCATTAAACTCATCAGTTGGTGCAACATCATTTGCATTACAAGCAACCAAATCTGCATTGTTGAGATATGTTTCTTTTGATGGTGACGTAGGAAATACTTACGTTTTTGCAACCTACGCATAATAAATAAAACATGGCAAATCAAAATATACTTACGAACGGCGCAAAGGTTGCTCAGATAGAGCAGGTGTTCTTCTCACCTGTTGCTGTTGTTCCACCTTTTATTGATACACCAATATCCACAACATATTGTTTCTTAGCAAAAGTTGATCCTTGGAGTGATGAGAATGATCCTCCTGAACCGACTCAAGATGTTGCATCAATCAAGAAAATATTTAAGAATATGTTTGTTGCAAAACAAATACATTCAAATGATATTTCACCGGTCATTGCAAGAGTCGATTGGAATAACGGAACAATTTATGATTTTTATCGTGATGATATTGATTTACTACTACAAGATGTGAATGGAAACAACGTCTATAATTATTATGTAAAAAATAAATTTGACCAAGTATTCAAATGTTTATGGAATAATAATGGTGGTGCATCACTCAACGAACCATTCTTTGAACCAGGTTCTTATGACACTAACAACATTTTTACTGGTCTTGATGGTTATAAGTGGAAATATATTTACACCATTGACACTGGTTCAAAAGTTAAATTCATGGACTCCACTTGGATGCCAGTTCCAGTAGGTTCAAACACTCCAAATCCATTGATAACTTCTGCTGGTGCAGGAAGTCTCGATGTAATTAATGTATTGGATGGTGGTTTTAATTATGATACATCAAATGCAATCGTCACTGTAACGGTTACTGGTGATGGTACCGGTGCAACTGCTGTAGCAAATGTATCTGGTGGCCAAATTGCAGATATCATTGTTACATCACCGGGGTCAAATTATACATTTGCAAATGTTGCAATTACTTCCGAATTGGGCACAGGTGCAGTTGCTATTGCACCAACTTCACCTGTTGGTGGTCATGGTTTTGATCCTATTGGTGAATTGGGTTGTTCACATATTATGTTTACTGCTGAATTTAATGGAACAGAAGGTGGTTTAATACCAACAGATATCGACTTTCACCAATTAGGTTTGATAATTAATCCAACCACACGTTCACTGACACCAAATCCAGCAAACGGTGCAATATACAGCACAACAACCGACTTTTTGGTAGCACCAGGTTTTGGTGCATATACAAATGATGAAGTGGTATTTCAAGGTGCGACAGTAGAAACCGCAACATTTACCGGTAAAGTTTTAAGTTTCAATGCAACAACCAATGTAATTAGAGTTCTAAATATAGTCGGAACACCAATACTCAATGCACCGGTTTTTGGTGACACATCAAGCACTACAAGAACATTGATGACTTTTACTCCACCAAACTTTACTATATTCTCAGGATATTTGTCCTTTGTAGAAAATAGATCAGGTGTGCAGAGAAGTCCAGATGGCATCGAACAATTTAAGTTTGTATTAGGTTACTAGTTCATAAGTATTATAAATACTCCTATAATAATAGGAGATTATGATGGCATGTATTTACAAAGTTACAAATAAATTAAATAAAAAAACTTATATTGGTTATAGTAAAAATTTTGCAAAAAGAAAAAGTGTACATAAAGAAAATGCATTAAAGAGAAATGTTGGTTTTGTTTTCTACCAAGCAATTCGTAAATACGGATGGGACAATTTTGAATGGGAAATAATATATGAAAGTTGGGATGATAAACATTGTTTAACTGTTATGGAACCATACTTTATCACAGAATATAATTCTTTTGGTGAAAATGGTTACAATATGACAAGAGGTGGTGAACGTGGACCAGACACAATAAAAAGAAAACCACTCACTGAAGAACAAAAAAATAATATTAGTGTACAAACAAAAAAAAATGCTTTGCGTGGTGAAAACCATCCCATGTATGGAACCAAAGCGAATTCAAAATTTCTACAATCAGCAAAAACCTCCATGTTAGGTAAACAACATTCAGAAGAAACTAAAAAACAACAAAGTAATTCCCGAAAAGAATATCTGAAATTGAATAATGCAGGAATGTTAGGTAAGAAACATTCAACTGAAACCAAACAAAAAATGAAGTCTAAAAGGTTAGAAAAATGGGAATTATATAATGGTGAAACCAAACAAACCATATTAATAGATGATTTGATGGAATATAGTACAATAAATAATATAAATTACAAAACTGTTTACGCTTGGACATATCAAATAATTGATGGTAAACAAAGACTAAAAAAGGTAGAAAATGGCTCTTAATTTTAATGTTGATCCTTATTTTGATGACTTTGATCCGTCAAAGAACTTTCATAGGATTTTATTCAAGCCGGGCGTGGCAGTTCAAGCGAGAGAATTAACACAATCGCAAACATTATTGCAGAGTCAAATCTCTAAATTTGCTGATAATATTTTCTCTCAAAATACACCAGTCAATGGCGGCAAGGTTACTACCAACTTAAATTGTCAATATTTAAAATTAAATCCACAATTTAATGGTGTAAACATTGTTGCTGAAGATTTTAAAAATAGAATCATTCAAGATGCAACAGGAACAATTCTTGCAAAAGTTATTGCGACTGCTGAAGCCACAGGTACTGATGTTACTGCGGGTGATCCACCAACACTAATCGTTACATACTTCACTGGTGGAGAGTTCACAGATGCAATGAACATTTTTCCAACAGACGGTTCAAATTTTGCGGCAACGACTATTGGTATTCCAGACGGAACAACATGTACCGGCAAAGCTTCTGTTGCATCCATTTCTGACGGTGTATTCTATGTGAGAAACGGGTTCTTTACCTCATCAACACAAAATGATGATGGTACATTCTCCAAGTATTCTATTGGTAACTTTGTATCTGTCCAACCACAAACAACAATTCTAAACAAATACAGTAATGTACCATCATTTAGATTGGGTCTGTCTATAACTGAAACCGTTGCAGACTATGTGGATGATCCTTCACTATTAGATCCAGCAGTTGGTGCATCCAACTATCAAGCACCAGGTGCTGATAGATATCAAATTACATTGTCATTAATCACGTTGCCATTAGAATTGGGTAACGATGACCAGTTTATCGAATTGGTTCGTATCGAAAATGGTATTATTGTTAAGCAAGTTGATAGTACCGTATATGCAACTATCGACGATTACTTTGCAAAACGCACATTTGATACTAATGGTGACTTTGTTGTTAATGATTTTAACTTAACTCCTGTTGCGAATACATCCAACAGTGCAAAGTATGACCTAAAAATTGGTAAAGGTGTTGCATATGTTCGTGGTTATAAGATTGAAAATCAATCAGATACAACATTAATCAATGATCGTGCGCGTACACAACAAACACTAGACAATAATTCTGTGTTTGTGGACTACGGTTCATACTTTTATGTTGATACTGTTAATGGACTATTCGATGTAACCACAGCATTCCCTGTTGATTTACATTGTATTCCTGCAGCAAACATTGCAACTGCAAACGCGACAACCTATGCATCAACATTAGTTGGTACAGGTTATATTCGCAATATGACATATGACCGTAACACAACTGCAGCAAATACTAAGTCATATGTGTTCAAATCATTCATGTACAATATTAGTACAAACCAATTAAATGGTAATGTTGCAAGTGCAAACGCAACGACGATTACATTAAGTCCAACATCATCAGGACAATTATCACCATATGCAAATGCATATTATGGTGTCGTTATTAATATTCCAACAGGTACAGGTTCAGGTTATACAGGACGTATTACTGCATATGATCCAGTAAATAAAACTGCCACTGTAAACCCAACTTTTACGATTCCACCAGACAGTTCATCAACCTTTTCATTTAAGTTTGATACATTTGATGTGGATTCACTTGCAAATACTGCAACTGGCACTACAACAATCAACTCAAGTGCAAACATTAATGCATCAAGTAAGTCGAATGGTGTTGGTACAGGTGATACAATTCTGAACAATCCAAATGTACCAGAACTATTGTACAATATTGGTTATCCATATGTTGCAACACTAAGTGATAGTTCATACTCATCCACTAAAGTGTGGAGAACTAAAGCATTCAGTGGTACAGGCACAGTTTCATTAGCACTGACATTACCAGTTGCACTTCAAGGACAAATGACTTTTGCTGGTGGTGTTGGTGCATTATCACCAGATGCTATTTTACAAAACTACACAGTAATTGTAACAAGTACCACAGATACTGCAAACAATGGTGTTGTTGGTTCAGTTATGGATTTTACATCATCAGGCAATACAGTTACTATTGCAGCTGGTGCAAATACTGTTACGTTCACATCAACAAAATACAAAACACCATTAACTGTAAGTGTAATCTCAAAGGTTAATATTGGTAATGCTGATGCAACTGACCACTTCTTAAAAACAAAAACATTGGTTACTGGTAACACAACCAATGTGAGTATTTCTGGACCAGATGGTATCATTGCATCAAATACATATGTTGACTTAACTGCGGGCCATGTCTATATTAAAAATGCAGCGTTATTATCAACTGGTCAACCACAATCATTGTATGTCACCGACTTAAAACGTTTAATTAAAGTTATTGACACCAAATCACCTGGTGCAGCTGCAACCGATGCAATGTTGTCAGATAGTTCATATGATGTAACCAGAAATTTCTCACTGAATAATGGTCAGAAAGATGGTTTATATGACCATGCGTTCTTAGTATTGAATGCTGGTGCACCAAAACCACGAGGCAACATTCTTGTAATATTTGATTTCTATACTCACTCATTTGCTGATGGTTATTTTAGTGTAGAATCGTATGTGAACGAATCATATGCACAGATACCGTCATACACCGCACAGAATGGTAAAACGTATCTGTTGCGTGATGCATTGGACTTTAGACCATCTCGCAAGAATGGTACAAGCACATTTGACTATGAATACAGTGCAAATCCAAGCACAAATGATACAGGTTTCTATATTCCACAAGACTTGACAAATTGGTTGAGTACATATTCATTCTACTATGGCAGAAAAGATAAACTTGTACTAACCAAAGATAAAAACTTCCAGATCATTCAGGGCAATCCATCAACAAATCCAATTCTACCAGTACAACCTGATGGTTCATTGTTGATTGCAAATTTAACACATGATCCATATACAGCATACCTACCAAGTGAAACACCAAAAGGTGTATTGCCAAACCTATCATTAGAAAAAGTTAAACATAGACGTTGGACAATGGATGACATTTCTGACCTACAGACTCGTGTTAATAATATTGAATACTATACCACACTAAATCTGTTAGAACAAAATGCACAATCATTACAAGTTCCAGATGCAAATGGTTTAAACAGATTCAAAAATGGTATTCTTGTTGATGACTTCTCGACCTATGCTGTTGGTGATACCAGCAACCCAGACTTTTCTGCATCGATTGATCGTATCGGTAAGAAAATGACTGCTGCTCAGTTGGTACAGAACTACCCATTAAGTTCAATCAACACATTGAATGCGATTGGTAAACCTTCAACATCTGCAAACACATTAGGATATCAGTTACATAATATTGGTAAAGGCACAAACATCTTTACTTTACCATACACAACAACACCAATCATCAAACAACCACTGGCAAGTCAGACCGTCAACTTAAATCCGTTTACGACTCCAGTATATCAAGGTGTGTGTTATCTGAACCCACCGATGGACAACTGGGTTGATAATACACAAGAACCAGACCTATTGATTGTTGATCCTAATTTACAGATTTACCAAGAATCAAATACACTGAATACATTAAGTGTAACCAACTGGCAAACAATACCAGGCACACAAGTTACCAGTGTTGGCCCAAGAACGGTGAAAAATCGTGTTGCAACACAAACCACTACAATAACATCAACACAATCACAAACCACTACACAAGGTTATTGGAGCAACTTAGGTTCATCATACAGTTCAAATAATGGTTATATTACAGACATAAGTATTCAACCATATATTCGTTCACAATCTTTATTGTTCAAAGCAAAAGGTCTAAAATTAAATACTCCAGTACAAACATTCTTTGATGGTGTTTCTGTTGATGAATTCATTTCAAATCCTGACGTATTGGAACTGACTGGTGTAACAGGTGAATTTGCAGAAGATGATGTTATTGGTTATAAGGATACAGGATTAAATAAATTTTTACCAATCGCAACTGTTGTATCAATCTACAAATATCCAAATTCAACAAATGTTCGTTTGTATATTGCAAGTAACTTCCACACAACATTTGGTAACGTTTCTGGTGCAACCACTATACAAAATGCATTCTTCGATGAGAATGGAGTTTATGTTAGTAAAACCGCAGAGGGTACATTACCTGTTTCAAGTGTAGTATCTTTTAACAATAATGGTTTTGTTTCTTCTGTTGGTGGTGCATTTACCGATGCAACATTAACAAGTAAAACTTTATATCGTGCATCACACCCACGTTACAATGCGTTCTCACAAGCACACGGTGTTTGGAGTACACAAAAGAAAACAGGAAACGTTGACATATCATTTACAGTTAACTTCCCTAAGACTGCTACATATTACTTCCAAGCAGTGGCCGACGAAGATGGTAAAGTTTATCTAGATGGTGCAGAAAAAATCGACATGTTAGTTGAAGGTACTGCTTATCTGTACAGTCAATCAGTTACTGCCGGCGACCATGTTGTTAGAATAACAGCAAATGCAGGTTCACCTTCAGATAACTTCATTGCGGTTGCTATTGCGGATACAGCATGGACAGCAGGTAAACCAACCACAACAGGTAATATAATATTCACTACTATCAACCCACCAGCAATAGTTCCAACGAATGTGGGTGCAGTATTCCCAATGGCTGGTGGTGGTGCATACTATACCGGTGTAACACAGATTGCATTAAGTCCTTCTGCTGCTAATACAGACAACTATTATGTCGGCACCAAAGTTAACATCACATCAACTTTTGTATCACAAACTGTTGCTGGTTCAGCTGCAAATCGTTCTACACAAACATATAAACCAACAATTACTGCATACAACGGCGACACCAGACTGGCAACATTAAGTAGTCCGGTTAATATTTCTGTTGGTGTCAATACATTAATTGGTGGTAATATCACATCACCATATTCTCTAAGTGGTTTAAAATCAAACTATGTATTAGCTGTGGCACAAGGCGGACATGCGACTTTATCCACAAATGAAAATGGAGACTTTGTTGGTATTTTTAATGTACCAGAAGGCACATTCCGAAACGGAGACCGTATCTTCCGTGTGGATAACAGAACAACACCTAATGATCCAGGTTCTGCAACAACATGGACTGAAGCAACATTTACCGCATCTGGATTATCAACAAGATCACAATCCATAGATTTTGCGCCGTCGATTTCTGCTGCAAAAAATGTTTTCACCAAGACTGCACAAAAATCTTTAGTGAGTACAACAACAGTATCAAATCCATATGATCCTGTTGCACAAGGATTTATTATCGACAATGATACATATCCAAATGGTGCATTTATTAGTTCTGCGAAGTTCTTCTTCCAGAGCAAACCAACCACAACAAGCATACCAGTTACACTATCAATTGTTGGTACACTGAATGGTTATCCAAATGGTGTAACATTAGATCACTCTATCGTTACAAAAACACCAGATACCGTAAAGGCATCAAGTGCGCCACATTATTTGGATGCAACAACTTATACAGAGTTTACTTTTGCTGCGCCAGTATTCATTCAACCTGGTGTGTTATATGCATTTATATTGCAGTCAGCATCACAAGATTATAATGTATATGTTGCTGCACAGAACTCAACTGCGTTGGCATCTTCAGTGAAAAACTTGCCTACTGATGAAACACCAACCAATATTACTAAGATTGGTACATCACCATATGTTGCTGCAATGTTTGAATCGCAAAACTCAATTACTTGGACAGCAGATCAAACCAAGGCATTGATGTTCACCGTAAATCGTTGTGTGTTTGATACAACCAAGTCACCAAAAATCAGAATGGTTACACCTAAATTCTTGCCAACAAGAAAAGGTGTCAATAATGACATTCAGGCATTTTACGACTCAAATTTAATCAATAACGTAGATGGCGTACACTCTATTGTGGATCAACCAAGTGATGCATATAATATCAGTGTAACAGATTTTGTTCCAACAGATACAAATATTGGTTACACATATCAACCAACACTGTTGTCAACAAATCAGTTGGATTCTGAAGTTGCTGTGATTCCTGGTAAATTTGGTTCACCAACATATGACCATATTTACCTAAATGATAATAAAGGTGAACGATTACTACAAGCAAACAATGCAAACTCATTCTCGTTGTTTGCACAATTGTCATCATCATCAAGTGCATTGAGTCCAATCATCTCCGATGACGGAACATCATTGTATAATATTCAATGGAACATTAATAACCTAGGTCTATCAAATAGTTCTATTGCATTAATTAATGGTGGTACTGGTTATTCTAATAACATAAGTGGAAATACAACAGTATCAATTTCTGCACCAGACATTGCAGGCGGCACACAAGCATATGCATCCGCGAATGTAGATGGTGGTGTTATTCAGTCTGTTTGGATTACAACACCAGGCAGTGGTTACTTAACAACACCTACAATTACAGTATCTGATGCAAACACCACACCTGGTATTAATGCATCTGTGTCAGCAGTATCTGAATATTCACCTTCAGGTGGTAATGCGTTGGCTCGTTATGTGACCAAGAAAACCACACTAAGTGCATCAAATGATTCACAAGACTTGCGTGTGTTCTTTACTGCTTATCGACCAGCTGGTACAAACATCTATGTGTTCTATCGTGTACAAAATAGAGATGATTCACAAACATTTGAAAATGGTACATGGCAACTAGCAACCTATGTGAACAATACAGGTAATGGTTTCTCCACATCAAGAGATGACACATTAGAATTTGAAGTTGCACCAGGAGTTAATGGTGTTGCTGACGACCAAATCTCTTATACAAGCACAACAGGCACAACATACACATCATATAACCAATTTGCAATTAAGATTGTATTTGTAACTAGTGATAAAACAAATGTTCCATTCTTGACCGACATTCGTGCATTAGCATTACCATCAGGAACAGGCATCTAATATGTCTTTAGTAAAAGTTACTGGTACAAACTTTATCAGAGACACTTCAAGTATGGCCCTCATCAATAATGATGATGTGGCCAGAAACGAGTATTATTCCAAAGTGCGTATGTTAAAGACACAAAAGGATGAGATAAATACAGTAAAGTCTGAAATTGCCGGCATTAAAGAAGATATGGTTGAAATAAAAAAATTAATGCTAAAACTACTGGAAAAAGGTTAAAATGGCCAACACCGTTACAAATATAAGTTATGCTAATACATTTGGTGAATGGGTAGTTGCTACCGATGCATTAATTGCGGAAAACAATGCATTAGCAGCAGCTGATTACACAAAATCATCAGGTACTCTATACCTAAATGAAACTACACAGAACTCATTGCAGGCGAACGGAAATATCATTGTTCAAAAACAATTGTTGGTTCAAGGTTCAGGTTCATCTGCCACAATACAGAACAACTTAGGCGTCGGTGGTCAATTAAATTTGACCAATGCATCCATTGGTCTTGTTGTTACAAGTCAAGCAAACATTGGTGGTCTATTGAATGTGCAAGGTTCAGGAATTGGACTTTCTGTTGCAAACAATGCATATATTGGGAATAATTTAACTGTACGTTATGATATAATTTCAAATACTGTACAGTCAAATACTTCAGTAAATACTGAATCACTTAGTGTTACAGGTACAAGTTATTCGGATGTTGTTAAAGGCAACACATCAATTAATACACCAACACTCAGTGTTTCTGGTACAAGTTTTGCAGATGTTATTCAAGCAAATACATCAGCTAACACCAGAACATTAAGTGTTACTGGTATTGGTTTTGTTAATGTATTACAAGCAAATTCTTCTGTAAATACCCAAACTTCTAGTGTAACACAAACTGGTTTTGTTAATGTATTACAAGCAAATACATCCACAAATACTCAAACTTCTAGTGTAACACAAACCAGTTTTGTTAATATATCACAAGCAAATTCTTCTGTAAATACTAGAACATTAAGTGTTACAAATACAGGGTATGTGGATAAACTACAAGCCAATACTAGTGTATTGACTGGAACAATACAAGCAAATACATCCACAAATACTCAAACTTCTAGTGTAACACAAACCAGTTTTGTTAAAGTATTACAAGCAAATACATCAATTAACACAGAAACACTAAGTGTTACAGGCACAAGTTTTGCAGATAAAATACAAGCTAATACTTCAATTGATGCACCACTACTTAGTGTTAGTGGTACAGGATTTGTTAATGTATTACAAGCAAACGTATCCACAAATACACAAACTTCTAGTGTAACACAAACCAGTTTTGTTAAAGTATTACAAGCAAATACATCAATTAACACAACAAATATTTTTGCAACAACAAATTCTGTAAGTAATGCTGTTATTGCAAATAATTATATTACCGCACCCGATGCATATGTAACAAATGTTGCAGTAACTGGACTGTATGGTAGTGCAACCGCATTAGGTTCTGCTTATGGAATGACTGTTGGTGCAGGTGGTTTAAGTGTTACAGGCAATTTTACAATCAATGGTACAATTGTTTATAATACAACAACTTTGACATTGAGTGCAACAACACCGAATCAGGTGTCAGCATTCCAGGTATTCAGAACAGCAAATGGTTTTCCTAATGGTACTGAAGCAAATGCAGCAATTCGTTGGAATGAATCTAATGGATATTGGGACATTCGTGATGTAAATAACCTTTCCAGTTACTCAAAAATTTTAACTGCGAACTTAATTAGTGATTCTGTCATATCAACAAGTGCAGACACTGTTGCAAGTTCAAATGCTGTCAACTCGTTATTAGGTTCGGTGATTGCAGCTAATGCGGCGTTCCTAAAAGCAAACAGTGCATATGAGTCACAGAACACTACTGGTTCTTATGCCAATAATTCATTCCTAAAAGCAAACAGTGCTTATGGTTCACAGAATACCACCGGAATCTATGCAAATTCATCATTCTTAAAAGCAAATGCAGCATATACTAGAGCAAATAACTCTATTAATGCAAACGTTGGTGGTGTAATTACTGCAACTACCGCAGCATTGTCAAATATTACAGGTGCATTAGTCGTATCTGGTGGTGTTGGTATTTCTGGAAATGTGTACACAGGCAGTCTTGTTATTACAGGAACAACAAGTAATGGCATCACATTTTCTGATGGTTCAACACAATTAACATCAAGTGCAGGTGCAGGTTTATATGCTAATGGTGCTTTTATACAAGCAAACACAGCAACTACCAATGCATCAATAGCAGATTCCAAAGCAGTTACTGCTGGTTCTTATGCCAACTCAGCATACACTCAAGCAAATACTGCCACAACCAATGCAGCAACAGCAGATTCTAAAGCAGTAACAGCAGGTTCTTATGCAAACTCAGCATACACTCAAGCAAATACTGCCACAACCAATGCATCAATATCAGATGGTAAAGCAGTAACAGCAGGGTCTTATGCCAATAGTGCTTTTGGTGTTGCTAACTCAGCAAGTCTATACGCTAACGGCGCATTCTTAAAAGCAAATACAGCAACTACCAATGCTGCTGGCGCATCTTTATATGCTAATGGATCATTTATACAAGCAAACGCAGCATATGATCGTGCGAATACATCAGCAAACATATTTGTTGGCACAACAGGATCAGTTTCACAATTAAGTGGTGTAATTTCTTATTCGAGCAATAACGGATTAACAATTGTTGCAACAACAGCAAACAATCTTGCAATCAGTACATCTCAAGATTTAAGAACATCTGCATCTCCAACCTTCAGTGCATTAACAATAACTAACTTTGCAACATCAACAACTCCAACAACCAATACCAGCAACACACAAATTGCAACAACTGCGTTTGTAAATGCAACAATGAATACTGGTATAACATATGCACATAGTATTTCTGGTACTGCGGCAATCGCAAATTCGTTGGTAACTTCGACCAATTATCAAGTCAAAACAATTGGTGTTGGTACTGCTCCTGATTCTGCAAATACAGGTTCCATTCGTGCTACAGGTGATATCACTGCATATTACTCAGATGATAGATTGAAAACTAGATTCAATAACATACCAAATGCAGTACAAAAAGTACAGTCTTTGAATGGATTCTATTATCAAGCAAATCAGATCGCAATGGATTTAGGTTATAAATCAATAATGGAAGTTGGTGTATCGGCACAAGAAGTACAAAGAGTATTACCGGAAATTATTGCAGCAGCTCCAATCGATAATCAATACCTGACAGTTAAATATGATAAACTTGTGCCGTTACTTATCGAAGCAATTAAAGAATTGAAACAAGAAATAGATACTTTAAAAGGAATCAAATAATGTTATTCTGATTTAATTAGTAAAAATACCAAAAACCTTCTCAACTAAATAGACTGAGAAGGTTTTTTTATATAGAGGACACCATGGCCGCAGGTTATCAAGAGCTCTTCCTTGAACAAGGAACAGATTTCAATACATCAATCACACTAGATGATGCTGATGGTGTACCTTACGATTTGACAGACTTTGTTGCAAAAAGTCAGATGCGTAAATCATATTATTCCAATTCAACCACCGCACAGTTTGTCATTTCAATTAATGATCCAAGTAATGGTGTTATTTTAATGACGTTGCCATCAGCAAATACTGCAAATATTGCGGCCGGTAGATATGTGTATGATGTGGTTATTAAGAATTCTTCAAATAATATTACGAGAGTATTAGAAGGTATTGTAAACGTTCTACCTCGTGTTACAGTGTTTTAAAGGAAAACAATGCCTAATGTAACAGTTACTCCACCATCAAACATAAAAGTAGAAGTTGGTAATCAAGAAGGTGGTACAGTACAATCATTAAGTTATGGCAACAGAACACTCAAAAGTGCTTCTGATTTAATTATTGGTGACGCGCAAACTGGTTATGTTATCACCTACGATTCCGCAAATAATAATTTTGCGGTTTTACCCACTGGTGGCGTAGACACATCAAAAATTCAGTCATCATATAACCATGCCAACTCTGCATTTGATGGAGCCAATGCGGCATTTATTGTTGCAAATACAGTATCAATTGCATATTCACAAGCAAACAATTCTTTTGCAAAAGCAAATGCAGCATTTCGTGCAGCAAACTCAGCTGGTGTTTATGCAAACTCCGCTTTTGATTCTTCAAATACTGCAATCATATTGGCACAAGGTGCATATGATGCAGCAAATAATGTTGCACCACAAATAGAACCAGCATTTAATAAAGCAAACTCAGCATATACTCAAGCGAATACTGCCACCAATAATGCTGCTGGTGCATCTTTGTATGCCAATGGTGCATTTATACAAGCGAATACTGCCACCAATAATGCTGCTGGTGCAAGTCTATATGCTAATGGTGCATTTATACAAGCGAATACTGCCACCAATAATGCTGCTGGTGCAAGTCTATATGCTAATGGTGCATTTATACAAGCAAACAGTGCATATTCAGCACAAAACACCACTGGTTCTTATGCTAATTCAGCATATACTCAAGCGAACACAGCAATTACTAATGCTGCTGGCGCAAGTCTATATGCTAATGCAGCGTTCTTAGAAGCAAATGCAGCCTATGCTTTAGCAAATAATGTTGCACCACAAATAGAACCAGCATTTTTAAAAGCAAACAGTGCATATTCAGCACAAAACACCACTGGTTCTTATGCGAACTCTGCGTATGTACAGGCAAACACTGCTATTAATAATGCTGCTAGTGCTTCACTGTATGCTAATGCATCGTTCTTAGAAGCAAACACCGCTATAACCAACGCATCTATTGCTGATGGTAAAGCAGTTGCAGCAGTATCTTATGCAAACTCAGCAAGTCTATATGCTAATGCAGCGTTCTTAGAAGCAAATAGTGCATATGCAAAAGCAAACTTAGCATTCAATAATGCTGCTGGTGCAAGTCTATATGCCAATGGTGCTTTCGAAAAAGCAAATACCACACTACCATTAACAGGTGGCACAATAAGTGGTAATGTTATTATTCAAGGTAGTTTAGATGTTGCAGGGAATATCAATTTTACTGGAAACGTAAACTCAATTACTGTAACAGGCAACAGTGGACAATTCTTCGGCAACGTACCTACAGGATTTGGTGCTTTGTATGCAGGCATATCTACAGGATTTACTGCCTTAGATCAAACAGTATTTCAGATATCCAGTGATTACAACGGTTTCTCGCAACTTAATATGCAAAATATTAATTCGGGCAACCAATCATCTGCGGATTATATTGTAACTGCTGATAATGGCACACAGAATGACACATATGTGGACTTAGGTATTGCAAGTAGCACATATAATTATCCAGGTTTTGGACTAATTCACCGTAATGATGGTTACCTAATATCATATGGCAATACAGACACTGGCGGTGGCAATCTAATTGTTGCAACGGGTGCAACCAATGATATTATATTTGCTGTTGGTGGTGTGGATCATGTAAATGAAGTGATGCGTGTTAATGCACTTGGTAATAATGTATCAATTATTACCAACGTTAATTCCACAAGCAATAATACTGGTTCATTAACAATTAACGGTGGAGTAGGTATTGCAGGTAATGTAGTTGTTGATGCAGTGTATAGTAATAATTTTTATTATGCAAATGGTATTTCTATAATTAATGATGCGACATTTAACAAAGCAAACAGTGCATATGAGTCACAGAACACTACTGGTTCTTATGCTAATTCAGCATTTGGTGTTGCAAACTCATCAAGTCTATATGCGAATGGTGCTTTTATACAAGCGAATGCTGCATATGCTTTAGCAAACACAATTGCTGGTGGTAGTACGGATATATTTGCACGACAGCACGCTAATGATGCTTACACCCAAGCGAATACTGCAACTACTAATGCATCTGTTGCAGATGGTAAAGCAGTTACTGCCGGTTCTTATGCAAATTCAGCATTTGGTGTTGCTAACACCGCTGTAACCAATGCTACTGGTGCTTCATTGTATGCGAATGGTGCTTTTATACAAGCGAATGCTGCATTTGCTTTAGCAAACACAATTGCTGGTGGTAGTACGGATATATTTGCACGACAGCACGCTAATGACGCTTTTACACAAGCAAACTCAGCATACACCCAAGCGAATACTGCAACTACTAATGCATCTGTTGCAGATGGTAAAGCAGTTACTGCCGGTTCTTATGCAAATTCAGCATACACCCAAGCAAACACCGCAACTACCAATGCATCTGTTGCTGATTCTAAAGCAGTAACAGCAGGTTCTTATGCTAACTCATCATACACCCAAGCAAACACAGCTACTACCAATGCAGCAACAG